CCAAAAAAACTTCTCAACTAAACTTAATTTAAATCCTGAAGAAGAAGAATATAGAAAAAAATGTATAGATATTATGTGTAAAAAATATTTTGATTATAATAAAACAAAACATTTTAATCCTATTTTAGTTTCTAGAATACAAAATCTTAATAAATATGCTCCATATAAGATTATTTATAACACCATTGTATATCAACAGAAAAGTTTAGATTATGCATATTACAAAACTTTCTCTAGTGAGTTTCAAAAAATATCATATATGATTGCTATTATAAAAAATAATTTAAGTAAAGTGTATAAAGATATGCAAGAAAAAGAAGAACAACAAAAAAATATAACAATTAGTGATAGTTTAGCAAGAGAACTTACTAAAAAAAGGACAACAAAACCAACTAAAAGATTAGATATGACTGACTTATTAGATGATTAGAAAGGAAAAAAATATGAACAAATCATTAGAATTAACAAAAAATAGAACTCCATTAGAAGGCAATTTCGTATTGTCATTATATAAAAGTCCTTTAGAATTTTATGGAGATTTCCCTATTGACCCTGATACTGATTTAATAACAAGCGATGGAAAATTTTATTATAATTTAGGTAAAAATATGCTTGATAAAGGCATAAGAAACTTTGATGAAATATCATTGGTTACATTTTTAAATGATTATCCAGATTTAAAATCTGAATATGAGGCTAGAGGCGGATGGAAAGCTATAGCTGAATATACCGAAATATTAGACAGTGATAATATAGAAGCTTACTATAATGAACTTGTAAAGAATAATTTACTTATTCAATTAGATAAGAAAGGTTTTGATATTTCTAATAATTTAAATATATTTAACAAATTGTCTTCTGCCGATGAAGTCGTAGATTTTCTAGATGCTCAATTAAATACTGTTGCTTTAAAAATAACCCATGATATGAGATTTGAAACATTAGATTATACAGAAAAAGATATAATGAGAAAACAATCTGGTGAACAAATTGGATTACAATTTTCAGCTAGTTCACCTTTACTTAATGCTTTTTGTAATGGAATACCAAGAAAAGGCTTAACTATGTTGGCTAGTTATACAAATGGTGGTAAAACAAGCTTTGTTTTTGAAAACATAATAACACCTTTACTTGACCAAGAAATAAAAGTTTGTATAATTAGTAACGAACAAGATAGTATAGTATTTAAAGATTTATTATATTTGCATGTATTAACAAATGATTTAGACTATTGGAATATTGATAGAAGTAAATTAAAAGATTTAGATTTTAATGAAGAAGATTGGAAAATGTTTAAAAAAGCCAATAAAATTATTGAAGAAAAATATAAACCTTATGTAATATTTCAAAGGGTTTATGACTACAGTATGAAGAATGTCAAAAGAACTATAAAAAAATTAGCAAGACAAGGATTTGAATTATTTATATATGATACATTTAAAGTTGATGCAACTACAGATGTTGTATGGCAATCATTTTTAAATGATAGTAAAGAATTATTTCAAATAGCTTCAAAAGAAAACATTGCAGTTATTACTCCAGTTCAAATTGCTCTTTCTACAAAGGGTAGAATTAGATGGCTAAATGAAAGTGTTTTATCTAATAGTAAGCAAATTTCTGAAATATATGAAGAAATTTTCATGTTTAGAGATATTTGGAGAGATGAATACACTGGAGATAAACAAGATATAAAGCCTTATAATTTTCAAATAGAAGAAAATGGAACAAAAATTAAACAAGAAATTCCAATTCAAAGAGATAGCAGAAAACATTATAAAATATTTTTTCATTGTAAGAGTAGAAATGGAGAAGTAGGTCAATCTGTTATTTATGAATTTGTGCCAGGATTTAATAAATGGAAAGAAATAGGCTTCTGTGATGTTGGAGATGAAAATAAATTATAAAAGGAGATGGAAGAATGTCAGTTGAAATTTTAAAGAATTATCTTATAACTAACCCAGACGAGATAGTAAAAATATTAGAATTAACTGATTTTCATACCATCTCTTTTTCTGAAGAGAAAAGGGAAATTAGATGCGCTTATTATGAAGGTGGAAATCCTACTTCTGTTTGTATTAATTGTGACACATTACAATCTTATGTTTTTAGCAAAGGTGTTGGTGGAGATTTATTCTATTTAATTAGCCTTCATAATAATTGGAACTTAAATAAGACTATAAATTTTATATTAAAAGCGCTGGGAATTAAAGATTTTGACAACATTAAAACTCCATATATTTTTAATGGAATATATAAAAGAGTAAAACATTGTAAAAATAAAGAAGAAAATATTATTTCAAATGATATATTAAATAATTTTGTTAATCATCCTAA